CCATTTTGCTGTAATCACTCTTAGTAATATCCATCGCATTCTTGTAAAAGAAAAATGGACAAACCATCTCACCACCTTGACTTGTAGTGGGATTAAGAAAGATCATAGGACGCTGAGTCGAAAGAGTGCGATAAGAATCGGCACCAGAAGACACCTCAGAGTAATCATCATTGTCAGCCAATGGGATGTAATTAAGCATTGCTGCACCATAATGAAATGGCGTCCCATTTAAAATAACTTTAACATGCAAATCAGCTTGCATCAGTTTAAAATTGTTTATACGATTGATGACCCTCTTGTTTGAGAAAAATAATTCCCAAGGATTAAAACCATCAACCAAATTACCACCAGAAAGCCATGTTACGTCCCTAATTTTAATGGGACGCGACATGAAATCTTGCAGCGACATATCACCTGTCATCACTGCCTCTGTTAATATGGTAGTAGGCGCTTCAATACCTTGGGTTTCCCCTTCGTTGAGATCCATAAAAGTAACTGTTTGTTCTACTTCTTTGGTCTCACCACTAACTTCATCAGCTTGTGGGAAAATCGTGCTATCCAGCACTAACTTTTTTGTGGAAAAAGCTAAACCATCGAAGTGTATATTATGTATATGTAAATCTGTAATCCATTAATGTACAATTGAACGTAACCGGATCAAGCCGTTCAAGGTTTTATGTTCATAATGTGCTAGCGAAACACTCTCCTAAATAGGAGTAAGCCACGAGGGGCTTGCTTGACAATACAAAGCCTAATATAAAATATATAGAACATGAAATATGTATACTGGTATCCAATAATATTGTTTCTTTTGTTTTAATGTGCACAGAGAGCGCACAGAGGGATAAAATATTTTTTCCAATTAATCGTACTTCTCTTTCCAGTGAAGTACTCGTGTGTCAAAATCAGTTTCCAAAGCCATGACTGGCAAAGAATTTCTTCTACACACCTCTTGAAGTTTAGTTCTTCTGTCCTCATAAACTTCCCTTCCATGAGCGAACCATTCGTGCAATGCATTTTCAACAGCATCGCAAGCCACTTCGCGCATTGTAGCCTTGGTAGACTTCAAGTGCGCATGCAACGGCTTAAGAATGGATTCCTCATTCAACATTCCAATAAATCTGCGAATCTCCGGAATGTAATTGCTCATACGCTTGAGAAAATCAAGCTCATCCTTGCTCAAAAACTCTGAAGCTTCAGTAGTCTTATTTGGGTGTGTTATCTTCATACCAAACAAAGCAAGAAAATCGCGATAGGACGCGAAATTGAAACCTGCACACTCAGGTTTAACACTTCCTTTAAAATCATCCCCGTACGTCAAAGCAGCCACAAAATCCCGAAATCTCTTCTTTTCCGGGTAAACGTGGAAAAAACCCATTCTGACAAGAAAACTACCAACAATACTGTTGATAATAACTGTCAAACTATTACCGGATGTGTTCATGTTAAAAACTTGAATCAACGTCCCATTAAAGTCTAAAAATGGGTGCACAATATCATACAACATCATCTCCATTATGTATAAATCGATCGCACTATATCCGTGCGCTTTCGCCAAATCGATTAATGACAAATATGCAGCGATTGTCAACTGGGAATTCATTCTTACATCGTACTTAGAATAATCCCAGCCTAAATCAGTATTTTTACTGTACTTATCAGAATGGGCC